ACGAAGAACATAGAGTTTGGTACGTAGCAGTCACTCGTGCAAAAAATAATCTATATAAACTAAAAGCAAAAATGCAGAGGAAGGGATACAAACTATGACAGATAATAGTATATTTGAAAGTTCTAAAGGACCACAAGAAAAACAAATCGGAGGATCACATTATAAAAAATTTCATATTCAACCATATGAATTCATATCAAAGAATGATCTTTCTTTTTTTCAAGGCAATGTTATAAAGTATGTGTGTCGATACAAAAATAAAGCTGGCATACAAGATCTTGAGAAAATAATTCATTACTGTGAATTAGAAATTAAAACACTGAAAGACATGGGTAAAAAGAAATGATACTACCACAAACAGAATGGCTACAGCCAAAACAATTTCCAGATCTATCTAAACATGATGAGATAGCAATTGACTTAGAAACACGTGATCCAAACTTAAAGAAACTTGGATCAGGATCAATCATAGGTGTGGGAGAAATCGTAGGTATAGCTGTGGCTGTTGAAGGGTGGAAAGGTTATTATCCAATTGCACATGAAGAAGGACCTAACATGGATCGTAAACAAGTATTAGATTGGTTTACCAATGTATGTGCCTTACCCTCGAAAAAAATATTTCACAATGCAATGTATGACGTATGTTGGATACGTAAATTAGGTATAAAAATCAATGGTTTAATCACAGACACTATGATTGCAGCCAGTCTTATAGATGAAAATAGATTCTCTTATACACTAAATACTTTGTCTTGGGCTTTTTTAAAAAAAGGTAAAAACGAAACAAAATTAATTGAAGCTGCAAAGTCAAGAGGACTAGACCCCAAAGCTGATATGTGGAGATTACCTGCTATGGAAGTTGGAGAATATGCCGAAGCAGATGCTGAACTTACTTTGGAACTGTGGCAATATTTTAAAAAAATAATTGAAGAACAACAATTACAAAATGTTTTTAATCTTGAAACGGATCTTTTTCCTTGTCTGGTTGATATGCGATTTCTTGGGGTGAGAGTGGACGTTGAAAAAGCTCATAAATTGAAGCAACAATTAGCAGTGCAAGAAGAAATGTTACTCCTACAAATAAAAAAAGAATGTAACCAAGAAGTTCAATTATGGGCAGCAGCAAGTATTGCCAAAGCTTTCGACAACTTGAATTTAAAATATGAACTAACTGCAAAAACAAAAACACCTTCTTTCACTAAAAACTTTATTACAAATCATAAACATCCTGTAGTTAAGATGATAGCAGAAGCTAGAAAAATAAACAAGGTTAGAACAACCTTTATTGATACCATTATTGATCATGAACATTGTGGTAGAATACACGCAGGAATTAATCAGATTCGTTCTGATGATGGTGGTACAGTGACCGGAAGATTTAGTTATTCTAATCCTAATTTACAACAGATACCTGCCAGGGATCCGGTAACAGGCCCCATGATTAGATCGTTATTTATACCAGAAGAAAACTGTAGGTGGGGATGTTTTGATTACTCGCAACAGGAACCAAGATTGGTAGCACACTATGCTTTAAAATTTGAATTACCATCTGTAAATACAATTGCAGATTCATACGATTCAGATCCATCAACAGACTTTCACAAAATAGTTGCAGAGATGGCAGAGATACCTAGAACAGAAGCAAAGACAATTAATCTTGGATTGTTTTATGGTATGGGTAAGGCAAAACTTCAAGCAGAGTTAGGTGTTACAAAAGAAAAAGCTGATGAATTGTTTGACAAGTATCACAGTAAAGTTCCTTTTGTAAAACAACTAATGAATAAAGCTACAAGAGTTGCAGAAAATAAAGGTCAAGTAAAAACTTTATTAGAGAGACGTTGTCGTTTTCCTAAATACGAACCTATATTAAAAGGTACAGATTGGGGTAAGTATGTGCCAGCAGAAGATGAAGAAAGAATGCTTCAACTTCAAAAAATGGGTAAGTGGTTAAAAGATGACGATGGTGAATTTATTCTAGATGATAAAACAAAAGAAAAGAAAACAAATTATTGGCATGAAAATGATAAGCGTAGAGCATTTACATACAAAGCTTTAAACAAACTTATTCAAGGTAGTGCAGCAGATATGACTAAACAAGCTATGGTCAAGCTTCACAAAGAAGGAATCCTAGCTCACATACAAGTACATGATGAATTAGACTTTTCTATTGAATCACAAAAACAAGCTGATAAAATAAAAGATATTATGGAACAAGCAGTAATTTTAGAAGTTCCTAACAAAGTAGATGATGAATACGGTCCAAACTGGGGTGAAATAAAATAATGTACTATGGCTTATTTAAATGCTAATATACCGCCGATTTATTGTAAAATAAGAAGGGAGTATCTTTATGATCTTAAAAAAAATAAAGGACAGTCTAGTGACTGTGTTATCTTTGGTCTTAGCTCTATTTCAGGTCGCGCAATCTTATTTCATTGCATGCTACCAAATGGTGCGGTCTTTTATAGACTACCTATTTCAGCCTTCTTTCAAAAAGAATTTGAAAGAAAAGACGTGCCTGATATGCGAGTGGATCAACTCCAACTGTGGAACTGCTTTAGTTATTATCCTAGTATCCATTGTTTTGATTGGTTGGCTGGTATAGACGGAAAGTTTATTGGTAAGGATAAAAAATTTTACGAAGGTCAATACTTATTTACTGTTGACTGGGCGCATCCAGAGACTAATATACTAAACACGGAACATTCAGAAATTCCGCAAGAGCACAAGTGTGCACACATAATAGCATTGAAAAATGGTAATTATGCAGCGCAGCCAAACAACAGAATCATTTGGCATGTGAATAGTTATACAACAGATAATGATTGGCCGGACTATAGCGTACAAACTACGTACTGGGACTGTGAGGGATCTGATTGGGTAACAGAGGATTCTGATAAAATGTTTTATGATATTGAGGAGAAGAAATGATTTGTATTGAATGTGAACACATATGCCATTGTGGTGATAAATGTCCAGGATTACCTGAAGAAGGTGGTTGTGGATGTGCAACTTGTATACACCCTACACCTTGGTGGAAAAGAATATTTTTTTGGACGAGATAATTATGGAGTGCCAAAGGATGAACTATTATGCAACAGGTTTATTAATAATAATGTTAGTAGTATTAGCTTTATGTGGAGGACCAAGTGTCCAATAAACCACTAAACATCGGAGACGAGGCACGCGTGCAGATGCCGATGAAGACGGTTGCCAGTCTGATCGTGCTCGTGGCAATGGGCGTGTTCGCATATACAGAAGTGACGGCGAGGTTGACCAGTCTTGAGACATCAAGAGAATTGTTTAATGCAGATTTACTCAAGAAGTCTGAACAAAAACCCACGGACCAGGAACAATTTATGTTAATAGAAGCCTTGTTTGAAGATGTAGAAAAATTAATTACAAATCAAGAACAGAATATGACGAACAAAGTTAATATAGAATTTTTAAAAACGCAATTAGAAAAAGCGTTAAATGATGTAGAAGAATTAAAAGATAAGGTAAGGCAAAATGGAAACGGTCATCAGTAGCGTTGTCGCACTTTGTATGTTTATAGCAGGTGAGCTTACAGAACATAGAATACAACCTGCAATGTCAGATTGTTTGAAAGGAAAGAGGGTTGCAGAACGTACAGCAAATGATAATATCGAATACAAATGCGGAAAAGTAAAAGTTGAACTCGAAGAAAACATAGACGGATCTAAAGCTATTAAAAAAATTATAGAATGAACCTTTCACAAAATTTTACTCTTCAAGAGTTAATCAAATCAGATACAGCTATACGTAAGGGTATAGATAATAATCCTAATGGTGATCAAGTAGAAAAACTAAAAGCATTATGTGAAAATGTATTACAACCGGTTAGAGATCATTTCGGAAGAGTCAAGGTCACGTCAGGATATCGTAGCGAAGAGTTATGTGAAGCAATCGGTAGCTCTAAAAAATCGCAGCATGCGAAAGCGGAGGCTGTTGATTTCGAATGTATAGGAGTCGACAACGCTGAAGTAGCTGATTGGGTCCATATGAACTGTGAGACAGATCAATTGATCCTCGAGTTCTACACTCCAGGAGAACCTAACTCGGGATGGATACATGCAAGTTATATACCCTATCAACCAAGAAGGCAGTTCTTACATGCTTACAGAGAAGATAAAAGAGTTAAATACAAACCAGTAATAGGAAAGGCAAAAGATCTAGTATGATAGATGAAAAGACAATAAAGTTATTTAACAAAATTGATACAGTGATGGGACACTGTGAAGAGTGTGGGGAAGAAACTATTTTAGTTGCTCTTGTACAAGAATTTTACAGATGCACGGGATGTGGTGCTGATACCAAGCAACATATCAATGGAAGAATAAGATACATGCAACTATCAGAAGCAGATAAACATTTTATAAAAGAAAATGGCCAGACAAAGCTTTAAATTTTTTACACCTAGGGACAAGCCTAAGAAGAGAGGGCCTCGTCAACATAAGAAAAATAAAAATAAAAGTGAGATGCGTCATCAAAAGCAGCGAAGGTACAAGGGTCAGGGATAAGGAATCAAGCCTCAGGCTTTTCTATATTGTCTGTTTTTTCACACGTAAATTTAGGGTATAATTCAGCAGTATTTACTACATCTGCAGTAAAATGCTCACCATCAAATAATACAGAGTAAGACTCACCCAATCCTTTTTGTACACACTCATAATGTGTTTTATAAAATCTATCATAATCATGGTCTTTGCCCGGCACTTCAGCGCAATTCTGATTGACCACAGA